AGAACCTAAAGTTGCTTCACGTGCAATTTGTGCATTATCGCCAGCGTTTTTAAGATTCTTTGCTCCAGTCTTTTTGACCAAATCAGCAAGATTACCATTAAACAAATTATTTGGTATTGCACCACCACCGCCTAAAAATGATTTAGTTAAATTTGCATTAAGACTAGAATTTCTATCTACTTGAGCTGCTGCTTCTTCATAAGTCATGTCCGGCGCATTACTGGCCATGACTTTCTGTATGTCTTTTTCGCGATCGTATGCTTCTGCCATTTATGTTTCCATTTTTCTCAAAATTTCTTTTGCATATTCTTGTCTTTTATCCAAGTGTCTTTCATCAGCACCAGGTCTTTCAAATTTAAGACAAAAAGCCCTTGCTGCATCATCCGATGTCTTTGATGCTTTAATATCTCTTAATCCAAGATAACCATATCGTTGTAGTTCATAATTAATAAACTGACATTGTGTTTCAACAACGTCCCAACGAACGTTATTTTTGGCAGCAAATTGTTTTAATTGTTGTAATCTCTCACCAGCGGCTTTTGCTGGGTTCCATTGTGCAATACCCGTAGCACCACCATTTGGATTTACAACGGTTGGTGAAATATCACCACCAACTAAAGATTCTTGCATTAAATTTCCAATAATACCTGCTGCTTGATGTTTTGTAAAACCACCACCCTCATCACTGATAAAATAATTATATGCTTTTTCAATATTAGAAGTGCCGTCTATGTTTTTAATAATTTTACTAGGACCAGCCGTTGGTTTGGCATTTGACTGAGGCGGCGTTGTTGCTTGTTTTTGTTCTTTTGATATTGCACCAATCTTAGGTATTGATCCAACGACGAGTGGTAGTTGTGAGTTTTTACCATCAAGGAAAATACCAAATACCTGTGCCTGTTCTTTAATGCCAGTACTAGCACCCTGGCCCGACACACCACCTTCAGTAACGGGTATTACTGTTTGTGCCCACGGTAAATCAGCATCCGGTATATCTGCAGATAATTCAGAGTGTATACCATGAATGCGGATTTGTACTCTACCCAATTGTAAAGGGTCTTTTACATTTTTTACCACACCGATAAACCACCGGGTTTCATCGCCATAGTATTCTGTAAAACTATTCGGGATCATACTGCCTCATTTCCTATTTTAACACACGTTGCAGAAATATGATAATTGCCCTCAGCTTTAAACATATGACGTGCTGAAAAAATTAAAAAATCACCAGATCGTTTTGGGTCTAAATTTCTCTTAAATGATCTACCACCATTCATTGCGGGTTTTTCACATTCAATTCTTATTTTTCTGCCAACACAAGTATTTGTATCACCATTAATAAATCCATTACCGTTAATTATAATATTTAGTGGTGCCGTTGAAAGTAGAAGATTCAATGCTCGTGAAGTAGCCTTTTTATTATAATCATTTGGTAGTGCTTCCTCATCATATGAAATTGAACTACCAGCGCCAATATTAAATGCACCTGATGCAATAACTTTACTAAATACTTTACTTGATAATTCGTTATATGATCTAGTATTATGTTTTAATCTACTATCAAATGGCAAGGTGCCTTTATACTCATTAATGGTTGTTTTTTCATATACTTCATCTAAATAATTTTTAAGTACATTTTTATCAATATCAAGTTTAAATTTATGTGTCGTCCCCGTAAATGTATCAATGTAGTTATAATCAGCACCAATAGAGCCGAGTTTAATTAATTTAAATAAACTATTTACATTACCGAATTCATGATGTAAAACTTGCGCAGTCTTGGATTTTGGATTAGGCTGATAATTACCACCATTCCAAATACAATAAGGTAACTCAGTATTCAATACTTCTTGTTTCATTAGTGAACCAAGATCTTCAAAATGTAATGGGTATGCATTATCACTAAATGATGAGAATAAGAAAAATGGCATACCATTCTTATTGGTTGCTTTATTCTTAATCCATGACATTGCCTCAATAGGATTTAAATATGGTATTAACGCTTTAAATGTTTTTTGATAATCAAGAGGCACACCGGTAGCAGTAGAATTATTTGTATTTGTAAAGATAGGAATGTTTAAATATTCTTGTGCTATCTGTGTAATAATATCGTGTGATGTACCTTTATAAGATTTGCTTATAGTAATAAGATTGGAAATGTATGCCGTTTCCTCAATGAGATGAAATCCAGTCAATTCTGTTTCTTGATTTAATTTTTTAAGGAATTCAATTTCTGTAATATAGAAATTTTTTCTAATATTAATATTAGTCCCAGAACCAGATTCAATTTCAATGCTTATTAATTCGCCACCAATAATATCAAAGGCCGACACAATCGACTGTGTATCAATGATAATTAATTTACCAGTGACGTAGGGTTTATCTAAGTGCTCAAATACTTCAAAATCAGTAATATATGGAATTAAATCAATCCCATAGGTTGTGCGCGGTGTCGTCAGCGTGGCTTTAATAAACTTATAAACACCACCAGACGAACCGGGTACTACATTTGGATTTGGAAAGTCCATATTAACTTCTTAATGCATCAGAAAAAGCTCTTGTAATTTCAAGTATGCTTTCAGGTTTTATAACTTTAATAATTTTTAAACTATCATTAATTCTAATATAGTGATCCAAATGAGTCACTTCAGCGTATATGCCACTGCCTACTGTTGGATCAATATCCGTATAATTACCATCAGCGTCCTCATAATGATGTGCTGAAAGATATTCATCTTCATATGAATGGACGATGGCTTGTTCTATTGAAACTGCGCCATCGGTAGATGCAATGATTTCATTAGGTAAAAACTCACCGACCACGTTGTGTAAACCCAATTGTCCAAGATTTAAATTACGATGTGCAATCGTTGCTGTTGCACCAGATGTATTACCAATAATTGTTTGATTTATTTTTAATTTATCCGTTAATACCGAACGGGTTGTGATAATTTTATCCGGATGATCTTCAATGGCTTTTTCTAAAATTTTATTATTGCTCAACGGCCAACCCTGTTCACGGATATTATCATTCATTAAGATAAATGTCCAATAATACTCTGGTGTATCATATAGTTTAAACGAAAGTTGATCGGGTCTTTCATTATCCAAAATATGATAATATTGATAAGTAGATTCTGCGTTTTTAACCAGATCTAATACTTCAACATATAATGAAATATTTTGAAAAGTTGTTGGCATTTTCTCAGTGCCAAACCTGTAGGCGACCTTGCTGAAATCTTTAAAATAATTAGTCGACATTAGAAACCACCTCCATTATCCCAGTATCTTGCATCTTCCTGATCATCAATATCATTTTCTTTACGACTATACCAATCACCTGCTACGTCTTGACTTGCTATTGGAATGTATTCAATAAAGCTTAATGAAAGGTCTGTCTCTACTGGTTCAGCATCGGCATAAAATGATGATGCCGTTGGGTTATATGTAACGGCTACGTTTCTTAAATAACACATCTTTATTCTTGTGCCAACGTCAAGGCCATTATATCGAATTTTTATTTTCCATAAATGTGGAAATTTATATGCGACGGGAAGTCTAGCAACGGTAATATTTTCTGGATAAGCATAAACCCTAAACATTTTAATGATATCACGAATCTGTTTTGCTTCATCTGGACTTGTGGGAACTAATTTAAATTGGAATGTAAATTCCCTATTTGCCACACCATTAAATACTGCTCTATTATTTGGATTTGGTTTTACTTGCAAAACCGTTGCTGCCGATTGTCCAGCCAAAGCAGCACCACCAGCCAATAATGCAGCACCACCAGCCATTTTACCCACCGCAGCACTTACAGCGCCACCGGCTACTGCTGCAGCACCAACTCGAGATGTCATTGCTCTTACTAAATCACCTGTTGAGGCACCGGTAATTTTTGCCATTGCATCGGATGCACTTCCACCACCCGAGATAAATTGTTTTATACTATTACCAATTGCCGCAGTATTCTCTGCCGCTGCTACCATACCACCACCAAGTATACCAAGACCAGCCGTTTCATAGGCTAACATATCATTTACTTGATAAGCAATGGGTAGATACATTTCAATCTTATCATCCAATATGGTATATTTCATCCAATTTGAAATCGAAGGTGGTTTTACTGGTTCGCTCTGCACACCAGTACCAGCCTCATCATATGTACTTGCCGCATACCTTGCGGTCTTTACAATTTCGTCAATTGCTTGCTTTCCAGGTGGGATGATCTTTACCGGTTGGAAAGTCATCTTACCTTTAAATACATCTTGATTTTCAAGTGGGAATTTTAACTGTTGTCCTTTTGCTGATGCTTTTGTATTTGTTTTATTTGGTTTACCCGTAAGCCTATTCACACCTGGTGTAAGTTTCTGTCCAGGTGTTATACGCCGTGTTGTTGGTGCACCATCCGTTGTCGGATTACCAAATGCATCGTATGAAGTTGCCATAAATTACCTTATAGATATTAGGTTTAACTAACATTATTTATATGGCTTACTCGGGACAATATAGGGTTATCAATAAAGAAAAATATGCCGGTGATTTTACCAATATCATCTATCGTTCGATGTGGGAAAAGTATGTATTCAAATGGTGTGATACAACGCCTGAGGTAAAACAATGGTCATCCGAAGAGATTATTATACCATACTATTACGACGTTGATAGAAAATATCATAGGTATTTTCCAGATTTAAAAATCGTTATGACCAATGGCAGTGTGTTTTTAATAGAGATAAAACCTAAAAAAGAGACAGCGCCACCAACCGGTGCTCGGAAAACAAAACAATATATCTCTGAAGGCCTTACTTTCGTTAAGAATCAAAACAAATGGAAAGCGGCAAATAATTTTGCACAAGATCGTGGGTGGAAATTTCAAGTATGGACAGAGGATACGCTACAGCAAATGGGTATTATGCCTAAGTCCACGAAAGGGTTAAAACCACTTAAGCCTTTGAAGCCATATAAGAAACCTAAAAAATCCATATAAATATTGAATATGTCAAATTTATTTCAAAAGTTAGAACAAGAAGCCTTCAGAGCTGGTATTACACCACGCACTAAAGAATCACGAGCATGGTTTCTGAAAAAAGTTCAAACAATGCGGGGGATTAATAGAACCCAACTGATGAAGGAAGAACCGATACAACGACAACAACCGATTATAAACCGTGACATCGTTGGTCGTATGTTCATGTATTTTTATGATCCTAAGTTTAAAGATGTTCTACCTTTTTATGATAGATTTCCATTGGTGATTATAGTCGGACCAGCACCCGGTGGCTTTTATGGATTAAATCTACATTATCTACCGCCGGTATTAAGAGCACGGATGCTTGATGGTTTAATGGATATTACAAATAATAAAGCATTTGATGAGACAACTAAGTTTCGGATGCGATATAGTGTTCTTCAACGGATGCGTAAGTTAAGATATTACGAACCGTGTTTTAAACATTATTTGACAAAACACGTTCGGGGTAAATTTGCCCGAGTCGATGCCCCCGAATGGGAAATTGCTACATTTCTTCCAACAGCACAATGGAAAAAAGCAACGGCAGAAGCAGTTTATAGAGATTCACGTCGTAAGGTTACAATTTAATGGCAAGCATAGATCAATTAAAAGGTATGGTTTCGTCAAAGCTTGGCTTTGCACGTAGTAATGAATTCCTAGTAAAATTACCAAGCCTAACTATAACCAGTGGCCTACTTGGTTTACTCGGTGGTGCATTAAAATTGGATACACTAATACCGTCGATACCGGGGTTGGGCGGCGGCGGACCATCGACACCTAACGAATTGGACTTGGTCTGTAAGTCTGTTAATATGCCGGGCAGACAATTGTTTACTGCCGATAGAAATATAGGTACAGTACCAGAGAAAGTTGTCTGGGGCTTTGGCAACACAGACGTATCAATGTCATTTTACTTATTAAACGATTATGGTGCTAAAGCCTACTTTGAAAAGTGGATGGACATGGCATATAATAAGAAAACAAAAGAGCCTCAGTATAAATCTACATATAGAAAAGATATTGAAATCCACCAATTAAGAAAACCATTGGCGGGGTTTGGTGGTGGCCTTGGTCCAATTAGAATTAATATTGGCCTTGGTGGTGGTTCCGTTCATAGTGTAAAGCTTATTGATGCATTTCCAGTATCAATGTCACAAGTAGATTTAAACAACGAACAGGATGGATTAATTGAAATAACCGTAGGCTTTGCCTATACGGATTATGAAGTAATAAAACCGTCACAGAACTTTATCAATTTCAACGTTAGCGCCGGACAGATTTTTGGATGATATGACACATAGGAGATTATAGAATGTCTTTACCAAAGTTTAATGATGTGCCCAAGCACTCAATCACAATTCCATCAAGTGGAAAAAAAGTAACCTATCGACCATTCCTTGTCAAGGAAGAAAAGATTCTTCTTATGGCTCTGGAATCTGAGGATCAAAAACAAATTGCACGATCCGTTTATGATACGGTAATATCCTGTGTGCAAGAGGATATTAAACCAAGAGAGTTAACGGTTTATGACGTTGAGTATCTATTTCTCAATATTCGTTCACGAGCAATCGGTGAGACGGCAACAATTAATTTAAAGTGTGAAAACTGTGGCCACGAAAATGGTCTTAAGATTAATGTCACTAAAGTAAAAGTTGATAATAAAAAAATAGATAATATGTTGGACCTTGGCAACAAACTTGTTTTGGAAATGCAACATCCAACATTTGAATCAATGCTTGATAACGAAGAGGTTGAAAATGCCGAATCGTTGACGGATAAAGTATTCGCTGCCGTTAAGACGGCAATTAAAGCAATACACTATAATGATGAACGACTTGAGACTAAAGACTATTCACAACAAGAGATGAATGAGTTTATTGACAATCTATCTGGTAAACAGTTTAGTATTATCAGGGAATATGTAGAAAAACTCCCTAAACTCACTCAGGATCTTGAATACGATTGTGAAGAGTGTCACACACATAATAAATTGACTGTGGAGGGTTTACAGAATTTTTTGTAATTTGCCTATCTCATGAATCGTTGTTGTCTTACTATAAAACAAATTTTGAACTAATGCAACATCACAATTATTCCCTACATGAGATAGAAGCAATGTTACCGTGGGAACGTGAAATATATGTGGATTTTCTAGTAAACTATATTAAAGAACAAGAAGCTAAAAATAGAGAAAACCGAGGTCACTAATGGCAAATGTAAATTTATCGGACGTAGTCAAGGAATTAAAAGATTCCAATAAAAACGACGACGGTATTAAAAAGAGTGTAGAAGAAAATACCGAATCGTCCAAGGGTTTACTATCAGCATTTACTTCTTTCTTTAATAGAGAAAAGAAAGTAGATAGACAAGAAGAAAATATCAGACGTGAAGCAGCGGCCGAAGGTAAAAAATCATCCCTAACACGTGGTGGTGCATCAGATAAATCTGGTACTGGTATTCTTGGTGGCATTGGTAAAGGATTATTAAGTGCAGGTGCTGGCCTGGCTGGGGTTGGTTTAGGCATCGGTGGTTTATTGGCAGGCATTGGTGCCGGTGCATGGGCGGTGAAAGAACTAGGTGGACCTGGTGGTATTAAGGATACGCTTACAGCGCTGGCAGAGGGTCTAAATTCGTTTAATGCACAGAGTCTATTGGCACTTGGTGCCGTGGCTGGGGCAGGTGCTGTTGCAGGTGTTGCAGGTAGAGGTGTTAAAACCGCAGTAGGCGCTGGCACAATGTTGGGTGCTTTTGGTTTAGGTCTTGGTGGTTTTGTTGCCGGTTTATCACTTGGTATTGCAGGTGCCACAGCATTGTCATCACCAGATCAAATGACATCTTGGTTAACGGCACTATCGACTGGTTTAAATTCATTTGATACCCAATCATTACTTGCCTTAGGTACAGTTGCCGCTGTTGGTGCTGCGGCTGGTGTTGTTGGAAAAACAGGCAGTACGGCAGTGGGATCAGGGACAATGCTTGGTGCATTTGGTTTAGGTCTCGGCGGTTTTATTGCTGCCTTATCTTTAGGTATTGCCGGAGCATCGGCACTATCGTCGCCATCAGATCTCGTTGGTTGGTTAACGGCACTATCAGCTGGTTTAAATTCATTTGACCCACAATCATTAAAAGCACTTGGCGCAGTTGCTGCAGTTGGCGCAGTTGCAACGGCCGTGGGCATTGGTGGTGCTGCAGCAGTGGGCGCTGGACTAATGCTGACGGCAGTAGGTGCAGGTATGGGTGGTTTTATCGCTGCATTATCCAGTGGTATTGCCGTTGCGGATTTTGTAAGCACACCGGAAACACTTACCAAATGGATGTCTGGTCTTGCCGTAGGATTTAATGAGCTTGGAAAAGTTGATTATAAAGCACTGATGGACTCAGGTCTTGGCCTCGCAGCACTTGGTGGTGGTATGGTTGCGTTCTTTGGTGCACAAGGTCTTGGCCAATTGCAAAAGACTATATTTGATACGGCAGATAAACTTTGGTCTTGGATGACGGGACAAAAAGCAGAGTCGACCGAAGAGAAAATGAAGAACAGATTTTCTGCAATTGCAGATGCTGTAAAACCATTATCTGAAATTAATTTAAAAACATTTGATACACTGGCTTTAGTCGGTAGTGCTATTGGTAAGTTTACGGATTCATTAAATCAATTGACTGCTGTCGATGTCGATAAGATGAAAGACAACGTAATGTCTGCAATGGGCACTATTGGTGTGATGTCAACGATATTACCTAAGGCACAAAATGGTGGCGTCTGGCGACCAGATGGATTTGCTGGTAAACTAGGTTTTGGTCAAATTAACTTTGGTGAAGAAGGCAAAGGTGGTTTGTTAAATCCAAATCTTAAATTAGAAGAACTTAACAACAGAGTTATCAGTGTCCGTAGAGTTATAGAGAATATATCACCACAACAACCGGCAAGGTTGAATACACAATTAGACTCTCCAGCATTATCCACAAAAGGTGGTGGTGGTGGTGGAGGTGGCGCAGTTGTTATTGATGGTTCAAGCAAGACGGTTAATAACACAAGCGTAAATAATTCATCACAAGGTATTGTAATGCCTTCTACGCCCTCGTATGATTCACGAGACCCATTCTTCCCATCACGTGGTGGTTATGGATACTAAAAAAGGCCCGTGAGGGCCTTTATAGTTTAGATGATTTGATTAGTCATCTTGTGCCAATTTGGCAAAGTAACTCATCGTATCCTCATCATCGTCACCCATATCCGCAGCAGTAGCAACTGCTTTGGTTTGAGGCGCTGCGGCAGGTTCATTCATAACACGTTCCTGTTGGATAGTGGGAGCACCCATTTCTGCCTCTTGACCCAATACACGCATCAACTTAGCCTTGAGTTCGGCATAAGATTTATAATTCTTGGGGTCAGTGAATTCACCCAAGTTATGCATTGAATCATAAATGGCTTCCAACTTACCTTCATCGCCACTCAATAATGGATTAGGCGCGGCGAATTCCGATTTGTCGTAGTTACGATAACCCTCAACGTTACGGATTTTGAGTTTAAAGTCTGCACCGTCCCAGAAGTCGAATGGGTTTACTGGTTGCTCATCTGCGAACTCGGGTTGCATAACATCCATGATTTTATCAAAGATCTTTTTACCGAATTTGAAGATTTTAACCTTACCCTCATTCTCTGGATTACCAGGATCACTAACAACGTAGATGTTGGCGACATAATGAAGGCGACGTTTCTGTGCACGTGCAACTTCTTTATCAGATTCTAAACCAGAGTTCCATAGTTTGGAATTCAACTCACCAACCGGATCGGTTTGACCAATCGAAGTGAGAGAGTTTTCAATATACCAGAGACCGGTAGGACCCTTGAAACCATGATCCCAGTAACGAACCCAAGGAAGATCCTGGCCCTCTGCTGCGGGCAAGAAACGAAACACTGCATAACCATTACCCGCCTTATCGACGGTAGGTTTCCAGATTCGGTCGTCTTCGTAGGATTTTTGTTCGGTTGAACCACCACCAACTTTTTCGGCGGCTTGAACCAGTTTAGAGATTTGATCGCGATTGCGTTTTAAGTTTGCGAATGACATTGTATGTTTCCTTTATATAAACTGAAATGTTAACTGAAATATAATTATACCACATTTTTTCAATGTTGTACATACTATATATCATCAAAAGGAAGAGAATTAAGCTTTGGCAAATAATTTAATTCACGTGCCTCGGCTTCAATCTTATCCCTAATGCTTGTGGAAATAAATTTACGAACATCCTCGATGTCAATAAAATGTTCCTCACAAACATTGATGATTGCGTCCATGTACGAGAGTCGATCACTCTGTACAGTATCCTCTATAAGTTTAGAGAATTTTTGTTTATTTAAAAAATGATCTTCTAGTGTCATTAGTCCCATAGCCCTCTGTAATATTTGCCAAACAACCTTAATCCGTTTGTTACTCGATCTTCTGCTTCTTTATCAAATTTATCCGAATAACGCGTGTTGTCATCTGCAATAAACTCAAATGCAAAGATCATCTCATCCATTGCCCAATTCCATTTGTCATGAATGTCACACTTGATGTTCTGACGACATAGTTCGGGGTCCTCATAAAAGTCAAACACCATCTGATCGTCCCAGTAAACATTCTCATGATTATACAGTCTCATATGCTCGGGGAGATCTTCATCATCTACCCTGGTAGATCCATGCTGTGTCTCTTTTAATTGCTTAAGCATAGGAAGCGCAATCACCGCCAATGTGTGATCCATTGACCACGTATCGTACTCGTCAATACGAATTTTAATCTTACGACTACGCTTGGATTCAATCCACTCTAACAGACGATAAAGAACAGTCTTCTTCTCATCATCGACTGATTTGAATAAATTCTTAGAATCAGTAGGAATGTCATCAATCCCACGCCACTTGCCATATGCAAGCCACTCACCAAACTTAAACACGTAGTCAGGATAGTCCTTCATTCCGTGTTCATCGACTACGGTTTTCTTAGCCCAGAAGCATAACTTCTCAGCCAGCTGATGCGGACCAAACCAATTCTTATAAGGACCAATATAAACTTTCATTCCTTTTTCCTCAAAGTATATGATAGATTATCTGAATCGGCAATCC